GCTCATGTTGGTTAGAGCAGCGGACTCATAATCCGTTGGTGCCGAGTTCGACTCTCGGGGGGCCCACCACTCACGCCTTAGCTCAGTTGGATAGAGCAACAGCCTTCTAAGCTGTGGGTCAGGGGTTCGAATCCCTTAGGCGTGGCCAGTTAACGCAGCACAACTAGCCCGGATGGTGAAATAGGTAGACACAAGAGACTTAAAATCTCTCGCTTTAACGAGCGTGCCGGTTCGATTCCGGCTCCGGGCACCATACAACTATGAGACAACCCAACCCCTTAGACCCAATGGACGGATTCAAACGCTGGTACACAGAGCTGTGGCCCATGCAGCGTGTAGGGGTCATCGTGGGTATCTGCGCAGCAGCCGTGGTGCTAGTACTTTGGGCCACACGCTGATCCCTGTGATCTGCAGTGCTGCATTCTCAAGGGGCACAAAACCCTACAGCTAGCTCAACTACGGATCTTTTTGGTTGACATTTTGGGCTCCTGATGCTATACTATATGCATAGTGAAGGAGCGAACAGTGCGAGCAAAGAGATCAGATCGTAATCACATCATATATCAGATACAGGGCCCTGAGGGCATCTACGTGGGTGTCACAGCCAAGACTGAGTCTACTGTATTAAAGAGTGTACGTGCCCGCATAGCCAAACACTACTATCGCGCACAGAAAGAAACCAAAGATTGGACCCTCTGTGAGCTGTTACGCGGCTACAGCAGCAAAGAAGATATCGATGTCAGGATCGTAGAGATCGTCCGCGGCAAGCGTGAAGCACATGCTCGCGAGCGTGAATTAATCCGCGAACTGCGTCCATTTTACAACACTGACAAGCGCGGCACTTGACAAGCTGCGATTTTGGCTGTACAATTGTGTCTGTAGCGTTAACAAGGAGCGTACTATGTGGGTAGTATACGATAAAGCAACTAGCAAACGGATCGATGCATATGCTACTATAGCAGCAGCTAAGTCCAGGATCACTAAAGCGCACAAAGCTTACGCTAGGAAGAATCCCTATGTGCCGGGCAGCAATGCGCATGAAGATGATCCGTTGTTTAAATGGGCTATAGCTGAGAGCCAATATTATCATATGCTGATAGAGCAGCGTGTCACCAAGCGCAACTTGATGACGGGCCAAGAGTTCACACAGAGTGTCAACACTCCTCGTAGCTGCGATCCTTCATCTGAACTGTACTGGAGCATGTAAATGGAAACAGTGACCCTTAAAGGCAAAGACTTCACCCTGTTACATAATAGCCTGTGCGAGCTGCGCACAGTACAGCAGCAGTTATCAGGGGTGATCTCAGACACTCTAGCAGAACGTCTGCAGCGTGTGGTCCGTGATTTCGAAGACAGCCTAGATGATGCATATGCACAGGACAACACTGCCTTCGATCGCAAGCACGATCACTATCGCACAGTACAGCAGCAGCTGGGGTTGAAGACGATTTGGAGTCTTTACGAAGTTCCCGATCTAGCTGCTGAGCACCCCTACACTGCTGCACGTGAGATCTGCTACAGGGATCACTGGGGCAAGGAAGCTGTCTATGAGACTATCCCGGGCGATACGTGGGCTGCTCTCTACACTGCTGCTGATCGCTGCATACGGCGTTCAGGGGATGATCATCATGTGTTTATCGAAGCGTTTGAACCTGTGGCAAATCAGCCACACCAATTGAGGTTGACAACGGGCAGCTGAGGTGCTATACTAGAGGCTAAGTTAACAACAAGGAGCGCAAATGTTTGTAGTCGTTTACAAAACAGCAACAAACAATGTCTACAGTTTTTGGGCTCCTGTAGCAAGTCGCGCAGAAGCCATCTCAGACTTCGCTGCATTTTTTAACTACGACAAGCAGCTAACTCTAGTTAGCGTAACCCCTAAACTAATCTAAGGAGCGAGCAATGGGTACAAGATCACGTGTAGCTGTAATGCATGGCGATGTCTGCAAGAGTGTGTACTGCCACTACGATGGCTATCTAGAGTACACAGGGCAGATCCTCAATGAGCACTACAACTCCGTATTGGCCAATGAGCTGATCTCACGCGGTGACAACAGTGGCGTCAAAGAGACTCCAGCAGATATGAATTTCTACAGAGAGCGTGGGGAAGAAGATGTCGAATGGCAAGTAGCACATACCTTCGAAGAGTTCCTCGAGCAGGTAGAAAACTGCGGTGCTGAGTACTACTATATTATGAGCAATGAAGTTTGGTATGTGGGTGCCGTGTATGATGTTCCTGGGCTGATCAAAAGGGGTTTGGTGCCCTTGACAGAAGCACTGGCCCAAATGACCATAGAGCACTTGATTGCAGAAGACGAATAACCCTTCAAGTTGTAGGGTTTCTGGGGTTGACAAACGACCCCAGAGGCAGTATAATACTTGAATGATCACAACACATAGGAGCGAACCGATGTATATTACTTTCACTGAGGGCTATTACAACATCAAGGGCCAACCCACTAATGTTGCGGGCCTCACTTTTAAACTAGTTGAGGACTACAAAGTAGCCAAGAGCGGTGAAGGCTATGTAACCGTAGAGGGCGGTGGCCAGCCAGGCTTCCCAGATCGTTCAATCCGTATCCGTTGTAAGCAGGGTGCCTATAATGTTGCAGGCTCAGCCAAACCTATTCCACAGGGAGTAAGTATGCTGACTGCACTGAAAAAGCCCTCCAAAGAGACTGCGGGTGTCACGGACTTCACACAGGTCAAGGTCGCTGACGAGGCTGTAGCGCACGAGACTGATGAAGAGATCATCGAGCGTACACGACTGCGCTTCGAGATCCTCAAGGACATGACCAAAGCAGTCAAGAGTGGTGATGTCCGTGCTATGATCGTCACTGGCCCTCCAGGAGTGGGCAAGAGCTTTGGCGTAGAAGAAGTACTAGCCAAGGACGACCTGTTCGATATGATGGGTCAGCGCAAGCCCAAGTACGAGATCGTCAAGGGTGCTATGAGTGCCATTGGACTCTACTCCAAGCTTTATCAGTTCTCAGACGCTAAGAACATCCTTGTGTTTGACGACTGCGACAGCATCCTTTTGGACGATATCGCACTTAACATCCTTAAGGCCGCTTTGGATTCTAGCAAGAAGCGTACTATTAGCTGGAACACTGACAGCCGTCTGCTACGCTCTGAGGGCATCCCAGACAAGTTTGAGTTCAAAGGTGGTGCTATCTTTATCACAAACTTGAAGTTCGAGAATGTACGCTCGAAGAAACTGCAAGAGCACTTGGCTGCTTTGGAGAGCCGTTGCCACTACATCGATCTGCGTATGGACACTGATCGCGAGAAAGTACTGCGTATCAAGCAGATCGTCAAGGACGGTATGTTGGACAGTTACGAGATGGAAGATGTTGCTCGCGACGAGGTCGTAGACTTTATCGAAGAGAACCGTGCAACTATGCGTGAGTTGAGCTTGCGTACTGTGCTCAAAGTAGCAGACCTTCGCAAGAGCTTCCCAACTAACTGGCAGAACATGGCTCGTGTTACTGTTATGAAGGGAGCCTACTAATGCTAGGGTGCCAATATTTGGGTCCTGAGTACGACCCACGCACACACAGGGGGGAAACCCCCTACTGTGGATCCAGAGTGATCGAGGGCAAGAGTTATTGCCACGATCACTACTATGTGATCTACAAGAAGGGCAGTGCCGTCGCTGGCCGTAAGAAGGAAAAGGTCATAGATGCGGAGATCGCCCAATTGGAACTACAGCGTTTGATCGCTGAGCAGGAGGAAGATAATGCGTAATTGGTTTATGTTGTTTGCGGTGGGGGCTCTGATCGTGTTTTTGGTCGCGATCGGGCCACTGGCTGGTATCTGGGCGTTGAACACGCTGTTTCCGATATTGGCTATCCCGTATAACTTTTACACGTGGTTGGCCGCTGCTATCTTGATGGCTGTGCTGGCTCCTAGTGTAAGGGTAACCAAAAAGAGTTGATTGGGCAAACAAGTCGTTGACATTGCTGATCAACTAATGTATATTAAAAGAACGCTGATAGATAAATCAGCCATTTAACAAAGGAAACTTAAAGATGAAGCGTTTTAATCCTGAATCAAAGACTTTCAAGGTCTTCAATGCACTTTACAACGGTGCAGCTCTTACAGCAGCTCAAGCTCGTAAGATGGGCGTGAAGAACATTTCCGCCGAAGTTAGCCGCATCCGCCACAGTGGCTATGCTGTTTACGCTAATCAGCGTACTGCTGGCAATGGTGTTACTGTCACTGAGTATGTGATGGGCCAACCTAGCCGCGAAATCGTTGCTCTTGGTTACAAAGCTAAGGCCGCTGGTTTGACTTTAGATACTATCTAAAGACTGTTTTCAAAGACAATCCGATTCGCTCCCGGGGCGTCTTTGGGGGTGTTGTAGAAATACAACACCCCTTTCTCTTGACCGGCACTCCCAAACCGTAGCAAAAAAGCAACAGAAATATTGGTTGACAACTAGCCCAAATGATCGTACAATAGAGACTGTTAAATAGCAAAGAGGAGCGAACCCATGCAATTCACAGCTGACCAAGTTTGGGCCCTTGCAGTAGCCGCAGACCGTATCAACGGTGGTTACAGCAAAGAGGACCAATACGAAGAGCAGAATGGCCAAGTGGTGAAAACCAAAGAGGCCAACAAGCTCATGGTCAAGCGTTGGTTGCGTGAGGGATCCGATCCTACCACAGAGAAAGATGTGGAGGAGGGCCGCCGGGTTCGCACGTATTTCAACACCTTCATCATGCGAGAGCTAGCGGGCAAGCTCAATGACTTTGAGAGACAGGCTCTCAAGCTGGCCCAAAAGGAAGAGTTCACAGGTCGCGATCTCTACGACTTTGCTGTGATCTCATGCTTGCCCTCTGTAGCTCGTCGCGATCTACAACGTCAAGAGATCAAGCGGGAGATCTATAATAGCGATCAGCTGCAGGGTAAAGTGGGGGAAACCGTAGTGGGCGACTTCACGGTTATCAACTGCTGGTTCAATCAGAACTACTGCAAATGGCGTGTCCAGGGCCGTATGGGCGAAGCTTTCGTGGACTTCTGGTTCTCCCAGGAGCTTAAAGGGGAGCTACGCATCAAGGGCAAGATCAAAGCCCAGCGTGGCGATAAAACAACACAGCTCAACTATGTAAAACTCATCGGTTGACAAGGGCGCCGAAAGGTGCTATACTTATGATACTGAGAGATTAATTGTTCAACTGCTTTTTTAGCGAGGTCTTATGTCAAAGCAAACAGATATTTCCGTCCGTCAAGTTGGTCCCAAGTCAGCCAAGAAGGCTATCCGCAAGGCCATCCAAACTCGCCGTCCAGTGTTCCTTTGGGGCCCTCCAGGTATTGGTAAGTCCGAGCTAGTGGCTCAAATCGGTGCTGACGCAGGTCGTGAGGTCATTGATATTCGTCTGGCCCTGTGGGAGCCTACAGACATCAAAGGTATCCCTTATTACAATGCAGAGCAGGGCAAGATGGTTTGGGCTCCTCCTGCAGAACTGCCTACGGATCCAGAGTCCACTGCTATCATCTTTATTGACGAGCTTAACTCTGCTCCTCCGGCTGTCCAGGCTGCGGCCTATCAGCTGATCCTTAATCGTGCGGTGGGTCAATACAAACTGCCCAAGGGCGTTGACATCGTTGCCGCGGGTAACCGTGAAGGCGATCGTGGCGTTACCTACCGTATGCCTGCTCCGTTGGCTAACCGCTTCCTGCACCTTGAGATGAAGGTGGACTTCGACGACTGGCAGGATTGGGCTACCCTTAACAAGGTCCACCCTGAGGTCGTAGGTTATGTAGGCTACGCCAAGCAGGACCTCTATGACTTCGATCCAAAGGGTGCCTCTAAGGCCTTTGCAACTCCTCGTTCTTGGAATTTCGTCAGCGAACTGCTCACAGACGATGACACTGATTTGGAGACCCTGCAGACTTTGATCTCAGGTGCTATCGGTGACGGCCTGGCTGTGAAGTTTATGGCGCACCGTAAGATCGCATCCAAACTGCCTCGTGCAGAAGAGATCCTCGATGGTAAGGTCAAGGATCTGCAGATCAAGGAAGTATCTGCGATGTATTCTTTGACTGTATCCTTGTGCTATGAGTTGAAGGATCGTGCAGAGAAGAAGGCCAAGAACTGGGATGAAATGGCTGATCGTTTCTTCCGTTATATGATGGATAACTTCCCAACTGAGCTGGTTGTTATGGGTGCTAAGACTGCACTCACCAACTATGACTTGCCCCTGGACGCTACGAAGATGAAGAGCTTCGATGAGTTCCACAAGCGGTTCGGCAAGTATGTTTTGAAAGCAATGGAGAATTAAGACCTCGCCCATTGCTAGGGCTACGGGCTTCTCAGGGTTCGTAGCCCGCCTTTTTTGGTTGACAAGAGTGCCGGGCGGTGCTATAATATATACATTGTAAGGAGAGCGAAATATGTCAAACATTGTTGAAAAACTAACAACTGCCCGAGTTGGACTCTTGCTTAAAGCACCCTTCTTCGGCAATATGGCCACCCGTATGCGTCTGGTATGTGCAGACGACTGGTGCCCTACCGCGGCAACTAACGGCCGTGACTTCTACTACAACACCAAGTTCGTTGAGAAACTATCCGAGAAGAAACTAGAGTTCCTCTTTGGACACGAGATCCTCCACTGCATCCTAGACCACTTCGGTCGTGTAGGTAGCCGTGATCGCACCCTGAGTAACATCGCACAGGACTATGCTGTCAACCAGATCCTTGTTGATGAGCGTATCGGTGAGAAGATCACTGAAGTTAAGATCTGCTACGATTCAAAGTATCGTGGCAAGGCCTGGGAAGAGATCTATGACGAGCTCTACGAGAAGGCAGAGAAGATCCCTATGGAAGACCTTCTCAAGCAACTTGGCGATGTGTTAGATGAACACATCAAAGAGGGTGACGGCCAGGGTGAGGGTGACAAGGACGGCAAGGGTAACCGTCCGGGTATGAGCAAGGAAGAAGCACAGAAGATCAAGGACGAGATCAAGCAGGCTATGATCCAGAGTGCCGCGGCCGCAGGTGCAGGTAAGGTGCCCGCAGGCATTATGCGTATGATCAAGGACTTGACTGAGCCTAAGATGGATTGGCGTGCCTTGATCCGTCAAGAGATCCAAAGCATTGTTCGCAATGACTATTCCTTTACCCGCCCTAACCGTAAGAGTATGCACAGTGGCGCTATCCTTCCGGGTATGAAAGAAGCAACTACTATTGATGTGGCTATCAGCATCGATATGTCGGGTTCGATCGGTACGGAAGATGCAACTGTATTCCTTAGCGAAGTCAAGGGCATTATGGACCAGTACGAAGACTTCAAGATCAACCTGTGGTGCTTTGACACAGAAGTCTACAACTGGAAACAGATCACACACGACGAAAGTGATGAGCTCCTAAACTACGAGCCTATGGGCGGTGGTGGTACGGACTTTGAAGTCAACTGGTCCTTTATGCAAGAGAATGGCATCCAGCCTAAGAAGTTCATTATGTTCACAGACGGCTACCCCTGCGGTGGTTGGGGTGACGAGGACTATTGCGATACTATCTTTATCGTCAAAGGCAACGAGCAGGCTAATGCACCTTTTGGTCAAACTGTAATCTATGAGAAGGAGACAGCATGAGTCCTACCACACCAAGGTTCCCAGATGATCCTATGGATTATGATCTGCCTCCGCACTCAGATGTAGCGAGTGCCGGCGGCTGTGGCTTTTTAGCAACAGGCCCCGCTGCTACGTACGTGCGTGTAGGCAGGTATTGACATCTATCTAGATTGATCGTATAATATACATATATTAACACAGAAAGGAGCGGTACTATGAAAGTCTTACTAGCGTTTATCGCAGGTATGTTCGTAGCAACTGTTGGGATCTCAGGCGTTGCATCTGCTGTTGACAAGGCCGTGGGCAAAACCCAAGAAGTCATGAAGGAGACTGTGAAATGACCTATTGGAAACTCAACGAAGATCCTTTCTATGATGAAGATGGTGTACTCATCGACGAAGATGCAGACATTCTTGAGAACATGAAGGATGCTGCTGATCTAGCCAGGGCACAGCGTAAAGAAAAGCCAGAGGCGTGTTATGTTATGGACTGTGACCCATATAGCACGATAAATAGCTGAGATGAGCAAACTAGAGTACCTCGCAAGGCCCTTAGTGGCCTTTGACCCGCATAATAAAGATCACAGACGCTATTACGCAGACTTTGTAGAATACGGCGGATGGGGCAGATGCCCTGTCCGTTTTATCGTTCCAGAAGACACTGGTATGGATCTTCCTACTATGATCCGTAACAGGTTGATCGAATACTACATCGAGCGAGAGTTCGGCGGTGGGAAGTTAGCTGTGGCCCGTGCTGAGGCCATGAGCGAAACAGCAGATAAGATGTACAGGGAAGCCGGACAACTACGCAAGGAAGCACAGGCTCTGCTCCGCCCACGAAGGACTTAACAAAAGTACAACGACCTTACGCCCTGTAGGGTCTTTCAAAATAATGGTTGACATTTTGGCTGCTTGGTGCTATACTATGGGTATAGTGAAGGAGCGATAATGAAAACAACTGACAAAGAAACACGCACAGCCCCTTGCGCATGGTGGGCAGCTCAAGATGCTCGTATGAAGAGCATCGCAAACAAAAGCAAATGGCCCGCCGATGTGCATCTCCGAGTCGAGCGCATGAAGATGGCGCTGGGAGAGCTATACTCGGGCAAAATTTACGAAGCATATAATCCAAAACGAGTGTCAATCAAAGTTGACAAGCCCTTCATCCGAGACCTCAAACTGCTGCGCGAGATGGAATCATACTGGGCTGAGCAGGGAGTAACAAAGACCCAGACCAGCACAGGGTTATTGTATCGAATTGCTTGACATTTTGGACAACTGGTGCTATACTAGCATCATAGTTAGATAATAGGAGCGAAGATGTATATTAAACTAGAAACCGACACAGAGCAAGAGCGTCTTGTGAAGATCCTCAAGGGTTGGCAGTTTGACCGTAAACAACACGGGTGCCTATTCGATCGAGGCTCAGCAGACAGCTACTACGGCCGTCCACGCTCACCGCACTATGGTGGTGTTGGTGGTGATTCAGGCAAGCGTGTAGAGCAACTTACCGCTGAGGAGCGAGCTGAATACCTAGCTGGTTACGAATATAACGAGCGTTGCGGTGACAAGAAGGATTGGCGTTAATGGAGGCGGTGCGTGAAACGACTGTTTGGACAGGGGTTGATTACCGGCAACCCAATCACGACTACCTCCTCGATGGGGATAGAGTGGTTGCCTACAGGCCTTGGGGCACAGGTGAAATCATCCGCGGTTCAGGCAAACTCAAGATCGACCGCCGTGGCCGCAAGTTCGAAAAACTCGAACCCAACCCCTTTCATGCATTCTCGCATGCAAAGAGGGAAGAGCCAGTGGTTCTAGAAGTTAAGGGTTCTAAGGGCAACTCCTACTTTGTAAACAAAGAGGAAAAGACCTGCACTTGCCCGGGATTTACCTTTAGGGGTGCCTGTAAGCACGTGGCCGAATTGGTTGACAACTGATCGTTTTGGCTGTATAATATACACATACTTAGGAGAGTGACAATGGCAACTTATAGCAATTTCGTAGGCTATGTGCATGAGCAAGATGATTCGGCCCGTGTGGTCCCCTGTGCCGTGGAAGCACTGCGTGATGGAGTGCCAGTGATCACCCATCTCAGGGCGGAGTGTGGTTACACTGCGATCCAAAAGGTCAGCAAACAGCCCGAAGCGTTTCTATGGAGTGAAAGACAATGACCCCACAAGAGTTTGAATACATTCAACGGGCTGTGAAGGCCTTGGAGGATCCCCTGATGACCCAGATGGCTCAGGCCAAGGTGCTGAGGACCGTAGCCCAGATCTGTGGCAAAAATGCCACAGATATCGAAACTAATCTCATCGGTGCAGTAGATGCTAAGATCTCACGCAACTATCAAGATCTGCAGAACAAGAAATTGGTTGACATTTTGAAACAGTGATAGTATAATATACACATACTTAGAAGGAGCGGATATGCCAAATTGGTGCAACAACAACTTGACCCTAGAACACGATGACCCTGCTATGATCCAGCGGGCCTACAACGCACTGGAGCGTGGAGAGTTCCTGCAGGAGTTCGTTCCTGTGCCCAATGATCTCAAAGAGACTATGGCGGGATCCTACGGTGATGACGAGAAGCAGAAGGCTCTGGAAGCACAGCAGAAGGCCAATGTTGAGAAGTATGGCTATAGCAACTGGTATGACTTCTGCGTAGGCGAGTGGGGAACCAAGTGGGATATCGGCGGTCAAGGACAGAGTGATATCCATCCTGATGGTCTGAGCCTGTTCACTTCGTTTGATTCAGCGTGGAGCCCACCCGTGAATGCCTACGCAAAGTTGGAAGCACAGGGTTTCCGTGTGTCAGCAATGTTCTATGAATCGGGTATGGCATTTGCTGGCACCTACGAAGATGGTAACTGCGATGACTTCAGCCTCGAAGGTATGAGTGCCGATGAGATCGAGCAGAACTATCCGGAGTTAGACGAAGCGTTCTGTATCTCTGAAAGCATCCGTGAGTATCAGGCTATGGAAGAAGAAGAACTCACAGAGTGGATCAAAGACGGCGTTGAGAAGCGTGCCGAATTGAAAACTCTATGAACATAGTCAAACTGAACAGGAACTACAACGGCTATGGCTACTTTAGCCATAGGGTTGAGTTCTACGGTGGCCCCCAGGTGCGGATCAAGCAGTGGATCAAGGTCCGCAACTGGCTGTGGCAACAGTTTGGCCCTTCGGCAGAGCAAGCACTGGCCCGTCCTGAGAACTTCGACGGTGAACAACCAAAGTGGGCTTGGGATTCGGAAAAGAGTGCCGTGTATCTCAAAGAGGAAGCGTTAGTGATGTTCCGATTGCGCAAGGAGTTTTGGGAAAATGCCGAGAACTTATAATTTCAGTTTCACCGTGGTGTGCTCTACGGAGGGCACACCCGATCTAGCCAAAGTAGAAGATATGATCGATTTGGCTATGCAGGATCTGGTCATGGACGACGAATTCGTCGCCGCCCTTGACGAGAAAGAAGCGGTAACCATTCAAGTGATGCCTCTTTTGGACAAATGAATGGTTGACGCTTTGGTAGCTCGATGCTATAATTAGTACTCGAGTAGTTAGTTTTAAACACACACACTTTTAGGAGTATTTAGAAATGGCAACTGACAAGCGTTTTTCTGTAGCAGGTGTTTCGACACTTGATGGTAAGACCAAGATCCGATTCGCTAACGATGTTATGCGCATCAAGATCCTAGCCAAGAACGGCCATACCGATGTTGAGTTGGTAGAGCTGCCCAATGAGATGACCAAGGCTGAGGCTGTACAGCATCTCAAGACCGTGGCATTTGGCAAGGGCAATGCAGCTATCGAAGCTGCTATGGCCTACGCAGAGAAGAAGAATCCTGCCCCGGCTGCGGCCAAGGTTACAGCTAAAAAGGCTGAAACGGTTACTGCTTAATCGAGTTCGCTCCCGGTTAAGTGGTCTTTATAGCCCTACCCTGTGTAGGGCTTTTTTTTGTAAATATACAACTATGCTAGAACTAATCATCGTAGGTTTCGTTTCGTTCTACTTGGGTGCCAGACTCAAAGGCATCTTCATGATCATGACCTTCCAACGTCTGCTCAGGGATCTGGGCATATCACAGAAGCATCTCATAGACTACGCTCGCAAGCACGGCATAGAAGTGCCAGACGATGATCCCAGTGACTCCTCTGCAGCACAGCATGTAACCACGAGCGGGACTGCCACTGAGATCCGCATAGAACAGCATCAAGGGCAGCTGTTCGCCTGGCGTACCGCTGACAACGTGTTCATGGCCCAAGGACGGGATCGTGAAGATCTATTCAAGAGCCTAGAAGCTAGATTCGGCGCAGGACGATTCGTGGTCCGCAAAGAGGAAGGCGCTGATCTAATCCGCGAAAGTTAGTGCCCACTAACTGTTGCAAAAAAGCAACAATCATTTTGGTTGACATTTTGGCTCAACGATCGTATACTATGCATATGATGAAGATAAACACAGAACACTTGAAATGGCTAGGAACGGCGTTTACCATCCTAGGAGCCCTACTAACTAGCCTAGGCAACTACGACCCCTTGAATGTATTCGCGTTCAACCTGGGCGCGATATTTTGGTTGTGGGCTTCGATCCGTATGAAAGAATCCGCACTGATCACAGTCAATGCCGTGCTATTGACAATCTATGTGATTGGTGCTATACTGCGTGTATTGTAATTAACGAGGAGCGAACAATGATCAATCAAGATCTAGCAGTGATCCAGGGCATCCAAGAGCGCATCGGTCAGCAGCCCATACTGGAAACCCTGATCTACATCGGTAACAACACCCAAGAATTCACCATCAGAGAGCTGCGCAGCTACTACCGTGTGATGGCTGAGTTCCGAGCCCTTTTCCAGGCCAAATAATTGTTGACATTTTGGGCTAGAGATCGTATACTGTAAACACTTAAACAAAGGAGCGAACTATGTCGATTACCGCAACCCCCGAGCAGATCCCTGCTATCGTAGCCGAAGCACAGCAGGCCGCATATCAAGCTGCTGATCAGTACTTCCGGGAAGTGCTGAAAGGACAGGATCAATTCGCCTGTGGTTTCGCCTGGGTCAACATCTATGGAGTCAAAGGCAACACCAAGATCGGCCGCGCACTCAAAGAGTGCGATATCCGTCCAAGCTACAGCGGCGGCTTGCAGATGTGGAATCCTTCAAAGTTCGGGTGCCAGAACATCGACACCTTGGAGAAGGGTGCAGAAGCCGCAGCAGCAGTTTTCAAGAAGTACGGCTTTGAAGCTTATGCAGGTTCACGCCTTGATTAAGCTGATCCCAGTGATCGTCAGTGCTGCGCTCTTCACGGGGTGCAGCACGTGGTCTGCGCCCCGGATCAAGGACGCGGAGATGCGAGCTGCGCACTACCAAAATGTGTTGCGAAATTACAACATCAGATAATGGTTGACACAGAGCCCAATCTGTCATATACTGTAAACACTTAAACAAAGGAGCGCAAGATGAAAACAAACACAGCATTTGCATTGTTCATATTCGGGCTGTTGCTGACCATGTTGGGAGTGGGCGGCATCGAGCAGAGTGTAGAGAACACCGCACTGATCAGCAGCCTGGCAGTCTCAGTGTTAGGTCTAGCACTGATGTATGTGGGCACACTGGGTGTGCGTGGTGGTGAATATTACGATCAAGGACAATAACATATGGACCTCTTAGCCACAGTGATCACAGCAGCTACCATAGCTACTGGTAACATAGATGCACATCGTGTTCCTGATGTGCCCAAGAATGCAGGCATCATGAACCAATTGAGATACGGTGCGGCCAAGTTGAATCGTTATCAATACTTGACCAGCGAACAGGGCCAACAATACTGGCGCGAGCAGTATGTAGAGATACCCAAGATGCATCTGCCGCCCGAGTTCCGCGGTCTAGTTGAAACACAGCCCAAGGGCCAAGGTCAGCAGGCTCCCGATCGACAGTATGCGCCTAACCAGAACAGGTATTGATATGCAAGAACTACTAGAGCAACTTAGACTAGCCCTAATCATATATGCAGTGCCTTTGTGCCTATACTGGGGATACCAATGTCTGAAGTAACTATAGAAGTGCGATCGCCATTCCAGAAGATGATATTAGATATCTTATGGCAGATGGACACATATGAGCAGTGCCTTGCTTTTAGGGATAGCCTGCCTAACCAGGCACAGCAGGACATATGCACAGTGATGATACTCATGCTGGCTTATGCACACATAGATCAAGAGATTGAAACGGAGGCGGACTGTGCGATTGCTCGCGATCTTATTAGTCGTTACTAGCTTACAGCTACAGGGCTGCGCACAACTAGCAGCAGAGCTGCAGAGAGATCCCAGAGACGCCGCCTGGGACCCAAAGCCAGGTCAGAGACTGTTCGATCAGCTGCCCCCTTGGGACCAGGATGTCTGCGGCCGATTCAAAGGTCGGGCACCTGGATGCTCCATGGTCAGTCGGTGATGGATGGTGGTGGCCGGTGGGTGACCGGTATATAGTTAGTAGTTGCTAACTTGCTAATATTTTGGTAGGGGTCTAAAATCACCACCCTGAAAACCTAAGTACTCCACCCAAATTTTTTACGCGGCCAAATTTTTATCCCTGTGTACCCTTTTCGGGCTATATATCAGCATATGCTCACGCCCGAAGATCTACGCCGTATACGCAGACACACATTCTCTGCAGTTCTTATAGTATCATTCGCTGTTATGATCATAGTGCGTATAGTGGTTCACTATCTATGATCTACGAAACCCGTGTCCGCAGTCTAGTTAAAACAGTCATATACCGTATTTGGGTGTTATGTACCACTTATGTAATGTTGTTAACCACAGGCCAAAGCATAGAATCTGCCATAGTTCCCACACTGATAATCAATGCCATATGGATGACTTCATTCTATGTCTACGATCGCATATGGGCCCGAATCACTTGGGGTCGCCTCTAGATCACTGTCTGCACCGTAGATCCTAAGATCCTCGGGGCCACTAGAAACCGCTACCGATCTTGCGCTACCGCTTATCGCTGCGCTCAAAAAAAATTTTGCGCTGCGCTTCGCTACAAAGCTTGCCTTCCCCACCGGATCTTTAACCACAGTCTCTCGTGTAGGTAATGCAACACAGTTAATACTATGTTGGCCCATATAGCACCTGACCATCCCGCCCAAATCGCAGTCACGCAGGTCGCTATGATTCTCCATACTATAGCACGAGCTATAGTTCTCTTGTGTGTTTCTGTCATTGTGTTCTTTCAAGAAAAAGCCCTAACGGATTAGGGCTGTCAACGAGTTTATCGTGTAGTTTGCATCAACAGTTATTTAGTCAGTGCAGTTAGGTGGATTCTCCATATGGCACATCTGTTTGGATCGCTTGTACTGTATCATAGCACTGCCTCCCTGTTGTACAGTTATTTAATGTTTTGCTCGCAATCCACCCATATTAGGTTGTTATATCGCTCATAAAACACATTACCTCTGGGCAGTAGACAAACTCCCAGTTCAGGATGCCGTTCTATCCTTATCTGTACTATGGCCCATATCAACCATATCATGTACAGTGTAGCAGTTATGGTTATTGAAGCACACAGCACTCTATAATGTATTTTGCGTTTACGCTGTCGTTTGACTCTGCTGATTTCTTCATTGCGGCGCATCTGTATCTGTATAGCACCCGCCTGCTCTTTGCCCACTCGCTTCATCATTTCTTCAACTTCTGTGTACAGTGAGCCCAGTTCTGGAGGACTCTGATAGACCATTAGCTCTCTGAGTTCTGCGCCCATCTGCTCTAGTTGTTTGCGCATCAACACACGCTGTAGGGCTCTGCGTCCTAGGCTTTCTTCACCAGTGTAGACTTCAGTCTTTGAGCGTCGTTCTTCTTCATCGAATATGGCCTTGCACTTGTAGTAGTTGTCATAGTAAGTGCCTAGGTGATTGCCGATTTCTGTATAGATGTTGGTGGTGTCGCCGCTCTGCTTGTTCAGCTCTATGACGCGGTTTCTTTCCTGCACATACTGATTCTTTTCTGCTACAGTGGGCTGGCGATCGCGGAATTTCGTGTGGAACTGATCGTCAAGGTCTTTTAACACATCCTTGACTTCACCGGCTGCACCCTTGATATCCTTGTAGAGTTTACAGCCTTCTTTGACTAATTTAACTGCACCGTTGGCCAGTGCAAACAGTGTTACTGGATCCATGTCGCTCTCGTTTGTACTACTAGGAACCCTTTACTGCTGACTATTACCTCTTAAACTTGCTGCACATCACTTCAAAATTCCTCTGCTGGTTTAGCACAGCAGCCACACTAGCCTGGGGATTCCTAGCTCTGTATTCTGCTTTTTGCTGCTCTAGACAGTCCTCGTAGGCATTTGTGCAACCCGTGACCAACAACACCACTATGGCCGCCATACAGAAAAATACTATCAATGTGCTGATTCCTGGATATTCCATTATTCTACCTCCACTCTGGTACAACGGGCTGACCATCCGTGCCTGTTGTGCGTCATTAGCTGTGCTACTTCCCAACACTCTTCAAATCTATGGAAAGTGCCCAGGGGGATTTCACTCACAGTGCCCGCGATCACTGCTGTTAAAAATAATTGGTATAAGATCATTATTCCCTTTCTCGCACTACCCATCGAGGAGTTGGATATTGCCAGGTCAAGGCAAAAACCGTGTAATCGTCCTCTTGGGGTAGCCAAATCCAAGCCTTGTAGTAGGTCAGGGTCTTGGTGTATTTTATTCTGTAACGCACACTCCACTGTGTGAGATTGTAGTCCAACACAGTATTAAAGTAATAAGCACTCTGGCCACCAGCTCCAGTAGGCAGATTAAATTCAATGTGCATAACACTATTATTTAAAGTATTTTGTAAATAATTGTATGTTGATCGTGTACTTGGAGCCATTCCAAAAACCCCAACAGCAGTTGTTAAGCAGCTGGCAGGGTCGAGTACACTATTGGCCCAGATCTTGGGCACACACCGACGACTATAATTCAGCTATACCCACAGATTGGTGGCTGCTGTTTTCTGAAGTAATGTACGCAGATATCTGGTTGATCAAATATCCCGAAAATTCTAGGATCATAAAGACCCTGTTCGACTGACTCAGAGCGATAACTACAGTCATGACACTAGAACAAACACTATGGACATTTGCCATTTGGTCCCTATTAATTGGCACAGTATATACTTTAACTAGTTGGCGCAAGGTTGTGGCCTGTTATGGTATGTGGTTTACCCGTGAATACTGGCGAGCCTATAATGTGGTAGAAGCAGCTTCATGGTTTGCCAAAGCTATCATAATCATTCCTGGTTTGGTATTTGGCATACAGATCTGGCAGTTTTATATCTTAGCAGCTATCACTAGCCTTACGCTGATCTGGGCATCAAACGAGAAACTGTTGCCCAGCCTAGTAGCCTTTAACACTGTATGGGTTTGGTTGGCCACAGCAGTGATAGTCAAGCATTTCGTATAAATATTTGACTATGATGCAATATATCTTACCAATGGCCCGCAATCTCCGCACAGGGCAGACAGTTAAACAGCAGGATCTCAAAGGTGTTCGTTATGGGCAACATCAGCGTAGAGAATGCCAAATGATGGCTGATCGTGTAGCTGAACAGATGACTGTGAAAACCGGAGATACTTGGCAGGGCTATTGCCAATCCTACGAGCCCACTGAAAGATCTTAATTATCTGTAGAGATAATTCACAGTGTCGGGATTTTCTCTATAGACTTCCGCACCATTCTTCAAATGAAATCTACGAGCCATTTCAGTTTTTGGACTTAGGGTCACATAGGTTTCTACTTCCGGATGCTCTTGTTTGATCTGTGCCTGAGCCTGTTCAATTAGTGTACGGCCAGCACCCGCAGCATAACTCCAGATAGTATAGAACACAGCAGTATTGGTCTTGACCACAGTTTTGGTTAGGTCATCAACTGATTCGGGAATCTGTTCCAAAAATTTCACACAGGTCACTGCTAGGGGTTTCTTGGTTTCGTCATCTTGTAAGACAAAAATTCGACTGTTCTCATTGACACGAAAGTCTGCAGGCAGTTCTGGACGTACGGGATCGTCCTTGATAAGATTTAATAAATTGTCTCGTAAATCATTGATGATGTGTAACATAGTCGTGTTCCATTATATGCGTATTTATAGATCTTTCAAAAAAACCACATTTTTGATATCTACTCGCATTGACCTTGTAAATATTTTACTGTATAATATAAATTATAACAACTTCAAGGAGTCCAAATATGTTTGACACTACACTTGCTCAAGGTATCAGTCGTTCTGCTAGCCAGATCAATTCTGCTATGGGCCGTGTCTATGCCCAGATGGGACTGGCAGTATTAACTTCAATGATCGTATCATTGTTGGTATCGTCTAGTCCAGAGCTGATGGCGTTTTTCTTTACAGGTGCTATGAAATGGGTGATCATTTTCGCACCGTTGGTAGCTATACTGATCGCAGGATTTGCCTATGAGAATATGAGCAAATCAAGTCTACAATTGTTCTTGCACGGTTTCGCTGCTCTAATGGGACTGAGTTTTTCCACTATCTTTATCGTTTACAATATGGGTTCGATAGTGTCAGCTTTTATGAGCGGTGCTATCTTGTTTGGTGTGATGAGCTTCTATGGTTACTTTACCAAGAAAGATCTTACCAGCATCGGACAGTTCTTGTTCGTGGGCCTGATCGCGATCATCATCGCTAGTATTGTGAATATCTTTTTAGGTAGTACAGTATTGCAGATGGTGATTTCAGCGATCGCTGTGATCGTGTTTCTAGGACTAACTGCCTACGACACACAAAAGATCCGTGAATTAGTCAGCTATGAGAATGATGGTAAGATGGAGATCTGGGGTGCCCTAACACTGTATCTAGACTTTATCAATCTGTTCCTAAGCCTGCTGCAATTGTTTGGCGGTCGCAAAGACTAATTTAATATATTAGTTTGTTGTTCTAAAGAGAGCTCGGCATCTTCCAGCTCTCTTATTTTTTCTGTAATTTGATCAATTAAACCTAGATTACGCAAGATCTTAAACACTAGGTTTTCCACTGACCATTCTCCGGCTCTTTCAAGTCCTGCTTTGCGCATCTGTGTGATCTTGTCTTTGACTGATCTCAGTTTGGCTAGATCTCTGCTGAGCAGGGCCTGTTCTATCTGTGCCAGTATAGCATCTTTTTTAGCTTCTATGGCTGCATCGTCAACTGAAGGCTTGACCTTTTTGGGTTCTACCAACCATTGATCTTTGCTAAGACTGTAGACACCTGTTGAGTGATGTGGTTCGTCTTCACCCTGTACATAACACTCTACTGGTAGTCCTTTGATCGAAATATCGTGCTGCTCTGACCAAAGAGCTTTCTTAGCATTAAACAGTTCCCTTTGTTCGTCGGTGGGCGTACCGGGAATAATAAGATGTAAGTCCAGATCACTGTATTCGGTCCAGGTATAATTGGCATTGCTACCAGTAATGGTATAATCTAATATTTCAAGATCTACACCAATAAAATCTTCAAATGCTCTAGCGATATCTTCTAGTTTAGCTGCTACTTCTGTGTCCAACACTCCGTCTTGCCATAGCTTAGGGTTAAGTGTTTTATTGACCGTTACGAACAGCGGATTTTCATCTAACTGATTTAATCGCATACTAAACTCCGTAACGATTCTTTTTAGGTTTAGCCACAGGACTTGCTGTATATGTAGACTTGGGTTCTCTACTTTTGTTGTCTGCGATTTTAGTAGGAGTAACGCCCATCAACTTAGATGCTAACCTAATAGTTTCTTCATCTTCTGGCACAAACATAACTTGAGTAATGTTTTCAGCCCATGCGGATTCTTGATCAAAATCAATACCATTTTCTTTACGGGAACGAGCAGCAGCCACAGCCATCGCATAGCGATACTGCATATATGGATCAGTGTTTCTTAATTGTGTCTGTACAAATACACCAGGAAGAGGTCCGCTTCTACGGTCAGAGATTTTCTCAGCTACCCCTTTACTTTTGGTTTCTTGAATAAATTCTTTTGCTCGCATCCATTATTTAGCCCACATTAAATGGTATGCGGTCAAAGTTTTTTGATCGTAAAATTCTGCCATTAGTTTTACATTAGAACCGGCTTTGTCCAGCACAAGTTGACAGTAATTCTTAGGTTGTTTAAGTAACCAATTGATTTCATCACGGCCCACAGTTCTTTGTACTTTGGGCCAATCTATATCTAGATAATTTGCTGATTCGTCTGTGGTATATTCCCAGCTAGTTAATTCTATACGATTACTCTTCATCGGTGTTCATACTGCTTAAAATTTCTCGAAGTTTTGTACTCTGTACTTCGGCACGGATCTTGCCTACAGGTGCACCATCAGTGGGCTCTTCTCTGGGCTGTAGTTCTGTTTTGCGTTTAATACTTTCGATTATACTAGAACTACCTCTAGATGTAGCACCATTATGATCTTGCTCATCTTCGGGTAAATCTGTAATCTTTAGGCTTTCTAGATTGAACTCTAGATCTACCTTCATACCTACGCCCGAACTAGAGCGAGTCTTCATCAACTGTATCTGATAACGACCACGCTCACGCATAGCACGGCTAGTAAAGATACCAAACACATTATCTGCTGTCTGAATTTTACTCAGACCGCCTGAAATATGACTGTGATCGAATTCTACTTCTTCAACAGCACCACGATTTAACTGACTCGCTGTGACTAGTATACATTGTCTTTCTACTGCTAGATTTCTCAGTTCTTCCGAAACATATTTGTCTTTGATGAATAAGTCTGCTGGCGAAATCTTACGGCTAATTGGCATCAATAAGTCTAGATAATCTACCAACAACACATCCACCTTTCGTCCTGTTTTGATTTCAAATTCTTTTAGGTAAGCTCTAAGATCGTTACAGGTCTTACCGCTAGGCATATATTTGATCTGCATAGCACCAGATTTCTTACCGATGATCTTAACCTTCATTTCAACATCATCAATATCTTTGAAGATCTCTTTAGTAGCTATACCAGTAGTCATAGCATCAATACGCATCGACACTAGTTCTTCTGAAAGTTCTAATGTTAGATAGACAACATTGAGCCCTTGAAGGCACCAGTTAACACCTAAGTTTGCTAAGAACAGAGATTTACCAGCACCACTACCTCCAGCAAAAATATTAAGCTCTCCTCTGTTCATACCACCAAACAGTTTCTTATCTAAGCTGGGCCAGCCTGTTGATATCTGTCCGTTCTTGTCTTTGATGCGCATCAATCTAGCACGGGGATCAGCAAAGTAATCAGTACCCATATCTTTGGCTAGACCAATCTGTACTGCTTCTTTAATCATCATCTCTACTTGACCATATTCGTGTTTTTCTAATAGATCTGCCGAGTTGATGATAGCACGTTCTAAAGCCTTGTGTCGAGTG